TTCAGTAACAGTTGATCTAGACGGTCGTTTCACAGACAACGGTTATGCAGATACAATGAATCAGCATGTTCGTACAACTGATTCACCATCATTTGCAAACGTAACAGCAACAGCGTTTAACGGTACAGCAACATACGCTAAGTATGCTGACCTTGCAGAACGTTATGCAGCAGACGCAGAATACGCAGAAGGTACAGTAATGGCTTTCGGCGGTGACGCAGAAGTTACAGCAGCGGCAGGTTATGCTTCAGGCAAACTAGCAGGTGTTGTTTCACACAAACCAGCTGTAGCTATGAACGCAGAAGCAGGTGATGACGCAACTCACCCATTCATCGCACTACAAGGTCGTGTACCAGTACGTGTTGAAGGTGATGTGAAAAAAGGTGACATTCTTGTTGCTTCAGATATCGCAGGTCTAGCGGCTGTATGGATGAACGAAGATGCAGACCCACGTATGACAGCATACGTTGGTATCGCAATCTCAGATTCAGCAGATGGCATGGTAGAAGTAAAAGTAGGTAAGTAATTCTTATTACATACTAACGAAAAGGGAGCATTAATTGCTCCCTTTTTTTATTCATCTTTATTAAAAAAGTTATTTAATGTATTAGATAACCAAGACTTTGTATCATCCGTTCTGTTTTCAGATATCCAATCTGGAAACTTTGAAAACAATTTCTTCCATTGCTCCATTTCGTTATGTAAATCTATAACACGTCTACTGTATTCACTTGAACCTGGTAAGCTATATTCTTCTCTAACATTTCTCAATTGTTCTTTACATAACCGTAAGTCTTCTATGTCTCTGTCTACTGCTAGGAGTATTTCTTCAAAACTTGCATGTGTATTAAACTTTTTTACTAGGAATTTATGATGTTCTTTTCTAGTTTTGCCATCGTATAAAAACATGATCTCTTGTAAATCATAATACAATGCTTTGACTGGATTGATACTTTCTCTGTATCTTTCCATCACTTCTTTGATCTCAAAACGTTTGTCTATTGTGTTTAGATTTTCTAACGCCGCCATAGCAACCATGTTCATTTTTTGACGATGATTTGTTATGTCACGGGTGTACTTCTTTTTAATTCTATCTATTGCAGTATCAATTACTTTTCTTTCGTCTAATGTTAATCCTGCTTTAAGATATTCTAAGTGTCCTGGAGTAGTGTTATTGATACCTATACGTAGGCTATCTGCAATTATACCTGTTTTCAGGTACTCTTTGCAGTCCCGAATGAACTTTTGCTTTTTAAAGTCAATGATACCGTCAGACACATTTCGCCTCCTAAAATCTCTCTACCGTATTTATAATGATAGGATAATGTTTTTAATCTGCTTTAATTTCTTCTTTTTGAATAACGTATCTCGGGTACCGGGATGCATTGGCTTAGGAAAGTGTTCACTATCTAACCAAGCATATCCCCCACTTTCAATATTTAATTTAGGAAGAAACTCTTTATCTATTACTATAACAAATGTGTAATAGCTAAACTTCTTGTCTCTGGAGTGGTATTGATCTAATGGATATATTTTTACTATTTGTTCTTCTATACTCAATCCTATTTCTTCACGTAGTTCACGTAGTAATGCTTGTGAAACATTTTCATCTTCCTCAACTTTACCTCCCCAAAATCCCCAATGTCTTGGATATGAACTTTTAGAAGAACGTTGTTGTAATAGAATTCTTTTAGTATCTTTGGCTACAATGCAACCACCTGCTGCTTTAAGCATTAATCGGCCTCTTGTATTAGTTCTAGTCTCCAGTAGCCAGAATCGTATATACCTTGATATGTATCATTCCATACACCGTTGTCAAATTTAAATTGTTGTTGTGTATATGCATTTGTAACATATGCTCTTAAATCATATTCACTTGCATCGAAACTTACAACCCATTCTGAGCCATTGTATTCAATGATATCGTTTTCTGATATATTGATTCCCCAATCTGATTCACTGGTCGCATCTCCTAAACATAAGTATCTCTGTCCTATAGTAGCAACATCTAGTCCGTTAAAGCCTGGTTTAGATTTATCTGGATTAATTACTTTAATTATGCTGTTTACTGTGTTAGTTGGTAGTGTATCGTTGTCTATGTTTAGTAGAAGCGTTGTAGGGTCGTCTGTGCGTGTTACAGTAGCTATTACATCAGCATTTAAGTCCTCTACTTCTCCGTGATATTTCAATCGCATACGTGAAACGCCGTCATCTAATGTTCCATAATTTTCTAACACTGTATCCCATGTTGTATCATCATCCCAGTTTCCATTCTCATACACTTTAGCTAATATGTCACCGTCTTGTTCAGTCACATTGATAGCATAATTTCCTGGAGTAACAATAACGCTAGTTTCACGTGTTAAGTCTCTGAAGAATTCAAAAGCATCTGGGTCATAATCTAATGAATCTAAGTCAGTATAGTTATAGATATTGTGTATAATATTCTTAATAACATTTTGTCTAGTCACTTGAGCAGGAGGATTAATCCATACTGGAATTTGAAAGAATAGACTTGCAATATCAATTTGATCTTCGATGCCAGCTGGTATTCCTCTACTAGACCATTGAATGTCTGTAAGTTCTACCGTTGTAATAGTAGTCCAATCGATTGGATTATCATTTTGTTGTATCTCAAGTGCTGGATTGAATAGAACTAACATCTGTTCTAATAACTGTAATTTCTGATCAGTGTTTGATGTCCAAACATCAACTTGCATGTTCAGTAGATACGGAACTGGCATAAGTCTGCCCACACTGTATTTGTTACCTTGTTCGTTTGTGTACTTTCCAGAAACTGGATCCCATTGTCTTTCATTTACACTTACACTATCTGAGAAGAACGGTTCTTGTACTCTTGATCTATCAGGTTGAAAACTCTGAACCCAACATGCAATAAATGGAGTTGAGTTGACAATGTTTTCAGAATTACCTTTAACTACAGTGGCTGCCATACGAGAGATATCTCCGTATCTTGCTGGTACTCGAATGTAATAATCACTTACACCGTCATTCATTTTCTTTCCTGTCTTTACAGAAAAGCCACTAAACATACGAATGAACTGAAGAATATATCTTCTAATTTGCTCATCGTAAAAATGCATTTGTCTTGTATCACTCATTATTCATCTACCTTAGGTTTCACTGCTTTAGAAAGATTTACACGTGAGTTAATTGTTGTTCCGTCATCAAGTATTGATACACCATCGTTATTGATAAATTGATGATGTAATTTATGTCCAACTTCCCATGCACCGTCATCGTCTTCGATCTTGAACCACTTGTTGTCTCTATATTGAAATAGTCTTGCTGGTGTATAGTCAGCACGTAAGAAATATGCGTTTTCGTCAGGATCTTCTGGGAATGTATTTCCACTAGCTACAGTAGCATAATCTATATCGTCTGGGTGATCACCTTGTACTGCATATTGTAAATTATTCTTTCTATAATCATAATACTTTCCGGGTACATTTTCTTGTGCTTCATCAACAATCGCATCATTGATTTGAAGTTCTTTATTATATGTCGATAGTAGATTCTTCAAGTCATCTGCTTCCTCACCAGTACCAAAAATATCTGAGTACTCTTGTGAGTCTTGTAGTTGCTTACAACGAATACGCCAAATGTGTGGCCACCATCCTGGATCAAAACCTTCACTTGCTTTTGAACCTTCTTGTACAACCCAATACTGATTTACTGCGGATGCTTCTTCATCTAGTAGCAAGTCATCTCGCATATGAGGAAGTTCTATAACATCTCCTGTCATTAGCTTTCTTCCAATACGTTCTACCATATCGTTGATATGTACTGAGAATACATTTTGGTCTGAACCTAGGAACATGCCGAACTGCGACAAATCAAAATCTTGGTCACTTACAGTATATGCACCTCTTAATTCAAATACAGTTGTTTCATATTTTCTATCACGATTCTCCATAAACAGCAAATCCTGAATTGGTGGATTAGCTGGATCGTAGTTAGGATCGTTCTCATCGACTGAGCCGATATATTTGTGTACTAGTAATGATGTACCACCATGTTCAAAATGTGCTTTAACCATCTTGTCGATGAACTTATAATCATTACCCTTACGTGGGTTCCATAAACTTAATCTTGGCATCGTTTTTTT